TTATCATTCTTTAACTAGAAAATACGTTACGTTATTTGGGAATCTCTTCAATAACCTAACAGTTATGCGAGTCAATAATGGTGTGGAAATCCAGAGATTTAAAGTTCCTATCGTCTATGCCCCCAAGGAAAAATATGTAACTCGTATCTTCTCCGATCCTACCTTAAATCGTGAAACAGGTATTACTCTCCCTCGAATGTCTTTTGAGATGAAAGGGCTGACCTATTCTCCATTACGAAAGAAAAATACAACTCTAAAACTTTCCAAAGCTCTTTCTGGTACTGGTGTATCCGCATCCTATGTTGGAGTTCCTTATGATTTAGATTTCGAATTGGTTATATATGCTCGAAATATCGATGATGGAACACATATCGTGGAACAAATACTACCATACTTTCCTCCCGACTATACATTCTCCATGACGGAGCTACCTGAATTAGGATTCATTTCTGATATTCCAGTAATCCTTAATTCTGTTACTCAAGATATAGAATATGAAGCTGCGGAGGAAGAAGTTCGGTATGTCTATTGGACTCTAGCATTTACAATGCAAGTTGATTATTATGGTCCCGTTTCTCAACCCAAGATTATCCGGGAGGTTATCACTCATATTATTAATGATCCTTCGCTCCAATCGGGATATGTTGTTCGAATTAATACATCCGCAGGAAACAACGGAGATTTCAAACTCTCGGATGTGGTATATCAAGGAGATTCTTATCAATATGCTAATGCCTATGGAACAGTCTTAACTTGGTCTGCTAATACAGGTCAATTAGCTATTGGAGCGGCCCAGGGTATATTTGTTCCCGGGCAAGAGATTCGTGGATATTCCACCAATGCTGCTTATACGATCTTAAGTTTTGATTCCAATCCTCTTACTCTTGCGACCCTTATTACTGTACCTGATCCCATTGATGCATTACCTAACTCAAATTATGGCTATACCCAATCCTGGACTGAGTGGCCTTCGACAATTGGTGGTCCATAGTATGTTAGATTCTCTCTCAAAATCTTTGAATATCGAACCATTACCTCAGGCTAATACTTTCCAAGAAGTTACAACATCTTCAGGAGCCAATACGGACATAGTAACGGTCGAATATAAAGATGTTCTTGAGGAAAAGATCATTGATATTGAAGAAGATTATAAGTTTTCAAGAAGTACCTTTCGTAATATCATTACCAAAGGTTCTTTAGCAATAGATGAAATAAATAAATTGGCTAAAGCTCTGGATGCTCCAAGAGCTTATGAGGTACTTGCAATCATGATGAAAACGGTTTCCGAAACAACCAAGGATTTATATGACCTTCAAGCAAAATCAAAAGCTTTGAATGTTCAAACCAACCAAGAATCTCCTCAGATAGCAATAGAAAAAGCGGTATTTGTGGGTAGTACTACAGATTTATTGAAAAAGCTAAAGACCTCTGGATAAATCATGCCTACTATTAAAAACCAATTAGGTTATCATGCGAATCCTAATCTACCTAGAGCAACATATCAACATGTTTTTACCCAGCATGAATATGATGAATTTAGTAAATGTGTAGATGATCCTGTTTATTTTGCCAAAACCTATATGAAAATTGTAACCCTGGATAAAGGCCTCCAATCTTTTGATATGTGGGGTTTCCAGGAAGATATGGTCAATACTTTCCATAATAATCGTTTTACCATCACTTTAAGTAGCAGACAAAGTGGAAAAACGGTTACAGTTGTGGCATATCTCCTCCATTACCTATTATTCAATGAACATGTTAAAATAGCTATATTAGCTAATAAGGCTGGGACCGCGCGAGAGATCATGTCCCGACTTCAATTGGCCTTCGAGTATCTTCCTAAGTTTCTTCAACAAGGAGTTGTGGAATGGAACAAAGGTTCCATTGAATTTTCCAATGGATCAATTGCCATGGCCGATGCAACATCCGGTAGTTCTATCCGAGGTAAAACTTTCAACATCATTTTCTTGGATGAATTTGCTCACGTTCCTAATGGTATTGCCAAACAGTTTTTTGATTCAACTTATCCTACTATTATTTCAGGTAAAAGTTCTAAGGTTATTATTATTTCCACTCCTTTTGGTATGAATCTATACGAATCTATGTGGAAAAAGGCCTTGGCTAAGAAGAGTTCATATATTCCTATCGAGGTTCATTGGTGGGATGTTCCAGGTCGAGATGAGGCTTGGAAAAAAGAAACGATTGCAAACACCTCCGAAGAACAATTCAAACAAGAATTTTCATGTGAGTTTTTGGGTTCAACCAATACCTTAATAAGTGGTGAAAAACTGGCTATGTTAACAGAAAAAACTCCAATTGAAAATTATTCCGATGGTCTAGTAATCTTTGAGAAACCTATAGAAAATCATGTTTATACTATTGTGGTAGATGTATCCGAGGGACTAGGATTGGATTACTCGACCTTTTCAATATTTGATGTCACAAAAATACCTTATGTTCAAGTCGGCCGATATAGGAATAATAAAATTTCCACCATGTTATTACCAACAATTATCTTCTCCACCGCAAAAAGGTATTATGATGCTTTTGTGTTGGTGGAAATCAATTCAATTGGCCTCCAAGTTGCGGATATCCTCCATCACGACATGGAATATGAAAACCTCTTGAAAATCCAAAAATCAGGTCGGAATGGCCAAGAAGTATCCTCCGGATTTTCTCCTAGGATCCAAAACGGACTAAAAACCACCGCACAAACAAAACGTATTGGGTGTACCAATCTAAAAACTCTCCTGGAATCCGATAAGCTCATTATCAATGATGAAGATACGATCCTGGAGCTCCAAACCTTCTCGGAACATAATAAATCCTTCGCTGCAGAAGAAGGTAATAATGATGATTTAGCTATGACCTTGGTCAATTTCGGTTGGCTAGCCAACCAAAAAATGTTCAAACAAACAGTTAACTCCGATATTCGTAAAACACTTCAGGAAGAACAGTTTAGATTGATGGATACCGATATTGTACCTTTTGGTATCATTGATAATGGTCTGGATCCTCAATATACCCAGGACCGAGATGGCGATATATGGGTCGAGGATCGCTCCAAGATTTTCCCCTTTGATAATTTTGATTGGTCTCCAAATTCGCGTTGGTGAGTATGTGTCTAAGACTGCAAAAACATAAATAATATCATAGCTAGTCAACAACAAACCATAATATAAATTCAAAGGAGTCCATAAATGTTCCTACTTTCCCCCGGAGTTAACGTTTCGGAAATAGACTTAACGACTATTATTCCCGCGGTGGGAACCACCCAGGGTGCCTTTGCAGGTAACTTCAATTGGGGCCCCGTTAATGAAGTGCGAACGGTCACCTCCGAACTCGATTTAGTAAATTTCTTTGGGGAACCAGATTCCAATAATTTCACCCATTTCTTCACCGCGGCCAACTTCTTAGCTTATGCTCAGGACCTTAAGATCGTCCGAGCCAACTCCTCTTTCCTTCTAAATTCCACCGCGAATGGCGCTGGAATAAGCATCCAGAATCTCACCGATTATGAACAGAATCACTCAGCGGGAGCGAATACCAATGGTGTTTGGGCCGCTAAGTGGCCTGGAACCTTGGGTAATTCTCTTAAAGTTTCCATGTATACCGGTTCCAATACGACCAATTTCATTAGCTGGCCATATAACGGTTACTTCGAAGGAACTCCAACAACTTCCACTTACGTAACCAATCAAAATGGTGTAAATGATGAACTCCATGTTATTGTCATCGATGAAGATGGTCGATTCTCAGGTATTGCTAATACAGTTCTGGAAAAGTTCTCCTATGTCTCCAAAGCTTCCGATGCAGTAAACGATGATGGAACCTCTAATTATTATGTCAATGTTATCAACCAACAGTCTCGATATCTATGGTGGTTAGCTCATCCTGATACCGGACTAGGAGTTGCAAATACACAGAATTGGGGCTCCCAAGCCTCCGGAACCTCTTTTGGTACTGGAGATAATACTGCTTATACTGTGAGCTTGACAAATGGTCAAATGAATGTGGCCACAACCGCAGGTATCACCCTCGCTTATGATAAGTTCAAGAACAAGGATGAAGTAGATGTTTCCTTGATCCTAACGGCCGATCATAGTCCTACAGTTATCTCCTATATCAACGATAATATTACCACAGCACGTAAGGATTGTATCCTATTCGCATCTCCTCTAATGGCGTCCGTTGTTAACAACTATGGAGGCGAGGCCGCCGCGGTTGTTTCTGATCGAAACAATATAGATTCTTCCTCTTATGGAGTGATGGATTCCGGTTGGAAGTACCAATTCGACAAATATAACAACGTTTATCGATGGGTTCCTCTAAATGGTGACATTGCAGGTCTCTGTGTATATACTGATTATGTCCGGGCTCCTTGGTTCTCTCCCGCAGGTTTCAACCGAGGTATCATTAAGAATGTTATCAAACTTGCATGGAATCCAAACCAAACAGATCGCGACACACTTTATAAGAATGGTGTTAACCCAGTTGTTACCTTCCCAGGTAATGGAACCATCCTATATGGGGATAAGACATTATCCGCGAAGCCATCTGCATTCGATCGAATTAACGTACGTAGATTGTTTATTGTCCTGGAGGAAGCAATTTCTCTAGCCTCTAAGTATTCTCTCTTCGAATTTAACGATTCATTCACTCGCGCACAGTTTGTGTCTCTGGTAGAACCTTATCTTAGGGATATTCAGGGCCAGCGCGGTATCTATGACTTTAGAGTGGTGTGTGACGAAACGAATAACACGCCTGAAATCATCGACCAAAACCAGTTTGTTGGTGATATCTATATTAAACCAGCAAGGTCCGTAAACTTTATTTCCCTCAGGTTCGTGGCTGTAGCTACTGGTGTCTCCTTTGATGAAATTATTGGACAGTTTTGATTAGTAGAGAAATTCTAAAAAGTAGCCTATATACTCCTGTATAACCAAAACAGGAGTATATTATGGCAGTTATCTACCAAGCTAAAAACAAACTAAATGGACACTCTTATGTCGGGTTCGATATAAAATGGCCATATCGTAAGTCTAATCATAAGAGTCGAGTAAAACATGGTTCAACTTTAGTTTTCCATAATGCTCTACGTTCTTATGGATGGGATAATTTCGAGTGGAATATACTTGAGGAATCCGACAATCCAAAACTTTTATTAGAAACTAGAGAAGAATATTACATTAGAAAATTAAATACTCATTATGAAAATGGCCAAGGATATAATATGACATATGGTGGCGAAGGAACTCTTGGTAAAATTGTTTCAGAAGAAACCAGAAGAAAAATAAGCGAATCGAATATTGGAAAAATTGGATGGAATAAAGGCAAACCAAGTCCATGGACAGCGGCTAGAAATATTACACAACGAGGTATACC